GGCGGTGCTGTAATTTTGTGTTGTCTAAGTTCTGCACCATGGAGCTCATGTCTCAGATTGAGATAGAGGTTGTTGGTGTGAAAGGACAATATGATAAAGAAGGTGCTCTTGGCTATTGTTCTGTCAGCGACGAGCACTTTGGCACCAACAAAAGAATACCTACTTGGTTTACTATTGAACTCGACACTGCTCAGACGTTCGAGCAGCTGTTTGTAGTCCTATGTCATGAGTTAATTCACGCTAAACAGTATGCGACTCGCGAGCTCAGAGAAATATACCACCCCACATATAGAAAAATGTGGAAGGATAAAGATATTACTGATCGCTACTATAGCCACTCGCCTCATGAACAAGAGGCGTATCGTAAAGAGCTCAGACTGTGTGCTGAGTTCTTTGCAAGTCAACTGGAGGTTTAAATGGATCCTTTTTTCCACACTTTTATTGCAACAGTCCTTTGTGCTGTTTTCTTTTACAGTGGTTATGCGTATGCTTGGTGGAAGCTGAGAAATATGATCTTGGATCAAGTGACCGAAGCTGCTACTAGAGTTCGTTTTGTTATTGAGGATGATGATGAAGATACTACGAGAGATGACCGACTGGGGTGATCACCAAGTCGGTAACCACATTTATCATGTGAACGACCATGGCTGGCTTGTAGCTTTTGATAACGGTAGTGGTCTTAAAACCTTCAAGCATCCACTGAAGCAATTCAGTAGAACTAGGCGTAAGTTTGAAACTATCAGCTTTGTACCTGACGAACTAGAGCCAGGCGCTAAGCGTGTCGTTGGATCCAAGGGTGCTGTATACATTATCAAAGACGGAACGTGTACCTGTAGCGGTTTTAAGTTCAGAGGGAGATGTAAGCATGTCGAGGCAGCTTGAGGATCTAACACCTGAAGAGGTGTTTCGTATTAAACTAGTATCCACTATCAACTGGTCAGTGGTTGATCGATGGCGTCAGAAATTTAACTACAAGTCTAACGAAGAGATGGTATGGGACTGGCTGTTCAACCAAGACGAAATCTTCTCTCGTGGTCTCAAGAAGAAGCCATATCCTTTCCACCGTCATGTTCGTCTTAACTTAGACAAGATGGGCTTTACTGGTGTCACGGATGTACAGTCTGTAATCGATCAAGGTCTCAAGCTAACTAGTGCTCAGATGAAGCAGCTGAAGGAGTCTATGCTTGATGATGAGAACGTGGAGCAAGACGATGACTGAGATAATGACCAGCCAGAAGTTCTCGTTGTTAATCGAACAAATAGTTCTTGACAAAAAGTGTAGTTACATGGATGCTATACTCCTCTATTGTGAGAAGCACGAAATGGAAATCGAGAGCGCAGCTAAGCTGGTCAACATCAAGATCAAGCAGCAGCTTGAGATCGAGTATGGTGAGTTAAACTTTTTACCTAAGGCGGCGGCATTACCAATATGACTCCTACAAAAGTTCTTACAACAATGTTCAGTGAAGATGGCAAGCGTGAAGCTCAAGTGTTTAGTAATGAAAGTGGCTTGTTTGTTAATATGTTCCAGCGTAATGAACAAGAGAAGCTTGAGCTCATTCATAAACTAGATGTATCAGATCATAGTGAGTACTATGCTGAGGATGCTGCTGAAAACTGGGTAACGTACATCATAAGGAACTAATGGACATCTATGAAGGTTTCGCTGCGTACCAGACTTACGTAGCAGTTCGTAATCACTTTAAGCAGGACAGCTATGACTTCTTCAGATATAATGGTAAGACTCGGGTTGGACAAGAATCTTTTCTTAAGCGTAACGACAAATATTTCTTCGCCAAATTACAACGTAAGCTCAGCTCAAGTGAGCTGGTGGGTTTCTTTGTTTCCAACTTCATCGCAGACGACTCGAACTGGTCAGGTTCACTAGTAACCGAGAACAGCATGTCTGTGTACAAACAATGGTTAGCAAAGATACAATCACTATCATATATCTTTGAGCAGGATTGTAGATTGTTAAAGGATACTGTTGACATTGAAGCCAAGAGCTTTGATAATCTCTTTATTACTAATGGTAACCATCCGCTCTTGTTAAAGATGTACCTTGGCAAGAGGATACAATTGGAGACCATGGTAATAATCGATCAGATCTTACACTACAGTAAGAGATGGTCAAAGGATCTAGATGACGATATCATTTGGAGTAACGTGAGTCGTCAGATAGATAAATATAGTAGCTTCGTACAAGTCGATAAAGGCAAGTACAAAGCTATTATGCATAAACTGTTTATATGATGCAATCTGTGGATAAAACGACATATACCGCTATACAAGGAAAAAAATATGGCTACTTCATTCTCTGAGCTTAAGAGCTCACGCTCATCCTCCCTCAAGACTCTGATCGACGAAACTAATAAGCTGTCTTCGGGCAATCCGCAAGCACAGCAAGAAGATCGATTCTGGAAACCTGCTGTAGACAAAGCTGGTAATGGCTATGCAGTCATTCGGTTCTTGCCTGCTGCACAGGGAGACGACTTACCTTGGGTACAAACCTGGAACCATGGCTTTCAAGGTCCTGGTGGCTGGTACATCGAGGAGTCACTTACCACTATCGGTAAGAAAGATCCTGTCTCGGAATACAACTCTATGTTGTGGAACAGTGGGATCGATGCTAACAAAGACCAAGCTCGTAAGCAGAAGCGACGTCTTAACTACATCTCTAACATTCAGGTAATCAACGATCCTTCTAATCCTGATAACAACGGAAAGGTGTTCTTGTACAAGTACGGTAAGCGTATCTGGGACAAGATCAATGATCTGATGAATCCTCAGTTCGAAGACGAGCAACCAGTAAACCCATTTGACTTCTGGGAAGGTGCTAACTTCAAGCTGAAGATCCGACAGGTAGAAGGATACCGTAACTACGACAAGAGCGAGTTCGACTCACCTGAGCCTCTCGCTGAAGACGATGCGTTGGAAGCAATCTGGAAGTCACAGACTGCTCTTGCTGAGTTTACTGACCCATCTAACTTCAAGTCGTATGAGGAACTACAGGCTAAGCTAAACCGTGTACTTGGTATCGACGCTGATACTAGTAACCGAAGTGCTACTGTAGAGGAAGCTGAACCAGCTCCTGCTCCTGCAAAAGTAGCACTAGCTCCTGTAGCAGCTACGGCAGACGCTAATGACCTACCCTGGTCCACAGACGAAGATGATGACGATGGAATGTCGTTCTTTGAGAAGTTAGCTAAAGACGACTAAGGAGGTTACAATGGCTCGTACTTATAGAACCAAGACTAACTCTTTTGATCGTTTATGTGACGCTCTTCACGATGGTCCTCAAACAGACGAGCAGCTTTGTAGCAAAGTTGGTAAAGGCTGGAACACAAGGATCTTAGAGTGGAACAGAGTCTATGGTAAACAGCAGAAGATTGTTCAGACCATGATCAGTTCTGGAAAAGTAAAAATTGGTGACATGGAAGTTGATAGTGTTACTCGTGCATGGAAATTTCAAAGAGTAACAAGAATTCCAATGCAACATGATGTTGCCTATCCAGAATATTACAAGCACGATAAGTATCTTTGGCCTAAAAAGCAGAGAGAGCTTGGATTGGTTGACTGAGATTCATGCGAGTGATACCGGATCTCGCCATGAATGGTGACTGCTAGCACCTACGTAACTCTAGCAGGGGAAGGGGGCACCTAGGAAGGCCCCCTTTTTTTATACTACGCCCTGCATCCTGTCTTGAAGTCTACGGTGCCCTACGTCAGATGAACGGGCTGGGGCACCTCCTCCTATCACATTAGTAGAGCTATTGTTAACCATATTAGTCACAGTAGAACCACCTTGTGTGGAAGATATAATAACAGGTGCTGATGACATAGCAAGCATGTTGCTAGACATTTCACTTACTGGTACTGCAGCTGATATAGTTGGAGATGGAGTGATACTTAACGCAGCAGTTTCAACATTAGTTACTATTACTGGAATTGGTTGCTGTACAGTTGTCTGATTTACTTGAGCTGCTAATGCCCCTGCTAGCATAGGACTGGATCCTGACAACAATGCCCCAGTGTCCTCTCTTCCTACTACCTCAGCTGGGCCCAACACTAGCTCTGGTCCTTTCTCTCCAACAATAGCTGCCTGGCCAGGTTCTATTGTACCACCTAGATCCAATTGTTGAACTTCATCTGTCTGCGCAGAAGTAAGGTTTGGGGTGCTTGACTCAGCAACAATCTGCCCGCTGTTAACTCTGTACAAGTACTCAACTATCTTTCTAGTACCATTATCAAGCGCACCACCTTTTAAACGACTTCGAAGCAGAATGTCGTCATTAATAAGTATAGCTTCCAGCTGATCAGCAGAAAGATTTTCTAATGCCTTGAGATCCTCAATTTCTACAGGATGTCCAGTTATCGCTATGGCTCCTGCTCGAGCCAATTGTCCTTGACCGGTTTGTAGTTCAAGCAATTGAACTTTAATGGCTCCTGATTCAGATGCGGATAAGAGAAGTGGATCTGTGTTCTCTTTTAACCATTCTTCCTTTTCACTTGAGGGAACTTCGGTCCTAAATTGTTGTTGCTGTGCCGTGTCAAGCTGCCCTAAATCTTGCTCGGCTGCGAACCCAGCCTGAGATAGCTGGCCACTTCTTGCTACATCCTGAACTTGCTCCTCTCCGGTTGTTGCTATTTCTTGAGCTTGTTGCTCTAGCTCTTCAGAAGTTCCAAATGTTTTGTTGTACAATTGAAGTTTAGCTTTTTCTGCTACAAGACCTAATCTTTCCATGCCACTAGCCGTGTCAAGCTCTTCTTCTATCTCGGCTAAACGGGCTTCTCTTTTCTTTGCTTCTGCAAGGTTTTCTTCTACGTCAGATAGATCATCAGCGGTCTGCTCTTTTATATCTGCAATCTCATCAGCGGTTTGGCGTTCTTGAGCAATAGAAGTTTCATCACCAAAGAATGAGACCATTCTGTCTACCAATCCAATCATTGCAGTGCTCAAGTAGCCGTCGAGCTCGCCAATACTTTCTCTAAACTCAGCTACCTGCGCAGGTGTCATTCCAAGCTCGTCAGCTAAAAGATCCAGTCCTAAATTTCCAATTTGTTCAATAAATAAATCTGTGATGTCAGCGGTAAGTTTACCAGCTGCTTGTGTAGCAGCCTCTGTCATTGCTGTCTCTGGATCTATACCCTCCGCTTTAAGACTTGCCAGTTGCTCCTCAAACTCTGCAAAGTAATCGACACCGGCTGCTATTGCTCCTGCAACTATGGCTAACTGAGGTATCCTTCTTAAAAGAAGATTTGCTGTCCTTCCAGCAAACCCAGCCGCTACACCGCCAGCTACTGCTCCAGCTACTGCTCCAGCACCACCTGCACCACCATCACCTGCATCTCCACCAGCACCTCCTACTCCTCCTTGACCTTGAGTTGGAGTGCCAGAACCTTCTCTTAACGCCTCTAATGTTCTAAAGTATACCTCGTCATATTGATCTTGTTGAATCTTAAATCTAGCTTGCTCGTCGTTGAAGAATTGAAACAAGCCTTCTTTGATATCAGCTACATCAAGTTTAATATCTTGCAGCATCTCACTGACAAGTACTTCGCCCTCAACAACATCAGCAAGCAAACTAGCCTTTATCTGAATGTCCTGTTGAGTAA